GTTGTGGGAATGGGTGTAGGCACTGTCCTTATGAACCAATGGCTCAAAAAGGTAACACTTTAATAAAAAAATAATCTAAGTATATTTATAGTTATGGCAGATGGAACTACATATGGTATTAATTTTCCTTTTAGAGATTCTAAAAGAGGGGATTACTTACAATTAACAGAGTTTGAGGCTCAACAGATTAAAGCGGATTTAGTTCACTTATTATTAACCAGAAAGGGAACAAGATATTACTTACCTGATTTTGGAACAAGATTATATGAATTTTTATTTGAACCTTTTGATGGTCTTACATTTGATGCTATTCAATCTGATATCAGAGAAGCGGTATCAAGATACATGCCAAATTTACTATTAAATAATATCTCAATCACACCCGCAGACCCAATGGAAGAGGTGGATATTGCAGAAGGACAAAATATAGTAGGGACTAGTGAGTCACCAATTTATAGGTTTCCTGGAAAAGGGACTTCAGAATACACTGCAAAAATTAAAATAGATTACTCAGTAGATAGTAACACATTTGCTCAGAGTGATTTTGTTATTATTAATATTTAATATAGATGGCAAATCGTAAAATATCGTATACAACCAGAGATTATCAGGGTATAAGAACTGAATTACTAAATTATGTGAGAACATATTACCCTGAACTTATACAGGATTTTAATGACGCATCGGTATTTTCGGTCTTTCTAGATTTGAATGCAGCCGTAGCCGATAACTTACATTACCATATCGATAGAAGTATTCAAGAGACAGTCCTTCAATACGCCCAACAAAGGTCTTCAATTTATAACATAGCAAGAACCTATGGCCTAAAATTACCGGGGCAAAGACCTTCAGTTGCTCTTGTCGACTTCTCAATTACTGTACCGGCATTTGGAGATAAAGAAGACGAAAGATATTTGGGTACATTAACAAGAGGTTCACAAGTAACTGGCGCAGGTATTGTATTTGAAAACATATATGATATTGATTTTACTTCACCATACAATGCTCAAGGGTTTCCAAATAGATTAAAAATACCTAATTTCAATGCCAATAATGTTTTAATTAATTATACAATTACTAAACGAGAACTGGTGGTCAATGGTATAACTAAAGTATTCAAAAGAGTTATTAGTCCAAATGATGTTAGACCATTTTTCGAATTATTCTTACCTGAAAAAAATGTTTTAGGTATCACCAGTGTATTACTTAAAAGTGGTACCGAATATACTAACATACCAACAAGTGCTGAGTTCTTAGGTGTTTCAAATAGATGGTATGAAGTTGACGCTTTGGCTGAAGATAGAGTATTCATAGAGGACCCAACAAAGGTGTCGGACCAACCAGGAATTAAAGTTGGTAGATATATTCAAACTCAAGATAGGTACATTAGTGAGTATACCCCTGAAGGGTTTAAGAAGATGACATTTGGAGGTGGTACCAATACAGCTCAAGACGCTTTAAATCAATTCACAACATTAGGAACTACATTAGACTTACAAAGATATTCAAACAATTTCTCATTAGGTTCAGCATTAACTCCAAACTCAACACTATTTGTTCAGTACAGAGTAGGTGGTGGTTTGGCAACAAACTTAGGTACCAATGTAATTAATCAAATTGGTACAGTATCGTTCTATGTTAACGGTCCTTCAGAATTAACAAATTCTTCGGTAGTTAACTCATTAAGGTGTACCAACGTAACTGCGGCAATTGGTGGAGCAGGTCTCCCGTCTTTAGAAGAAATTAGAAACTACGTCTCATTTAACTTCTCGGCTCAGAAAAGAGCGGTTACAGTTCAAGACTATGAGTCTATAATCAGAAATATGCCATCAGAATTTGGAGCACCTGCAAAAGTTTCAATAACTGAAAATAATAACAAAATATTAATTCAGTTATTATCTTACGACACTTCAGGTAAATTAACCAATATTGTTTCTGACACTTTGAGACAAAATGTTGCAACATACCTATCAAATTATAGAATGATGAATGACTACATTTCAATCTTAACCGCTGAGGTTATTGACCTTAGCATTGATGTTCAAATTGTATTAGATTCTGCTCAAAACTCAGGACAAGTTATTACAGATGTTGTTGATAAGATTTCGGCGTACTTTAACCCACAAGTAAGGGAATTAGGTCAAAACGTATATCTTTCTGAATTAAGAAGTATTATCCAAAATCAAAATGGGGTATTAACTGTTGCAGGAATTAATGTTTACAATAATGTGGGTGGTCAGTATTCTTCAGCAGAAACCTCAATGGAATATTCAAATCCTGAAACTAAAGAAATTGCTCCTGTTGATGATACGGTATTTGCTCAACCCTCACAAGTATATCAAATTCGTTATCCAAACAAAGACATTAGAGTTTCGGTTAAAAATTTCCAATCAGTTACCTTCTCTTAATAGGTTTATTCTCGAATCGTTTAGTTTATAATTTTAAAAGAGTGTGTTTATACTTTAAAATTAACACATAAACTATTTATAAATTAAAGACATTACATGGGTCAATCATATAGAATAAAAACTGAACTCGGGGCTAACAAAACGATTAATATACAGTTAGACCAAGACTTTGAGTTTTTGGAAATTTTATCGTTAAAGATACAACAATCTGATGTTTACACAAGAAGTTGTGCGGATTATGGTGTTCTTGTCGGTAGGGTAACCGCTAATAATGGTTTAGGGTTACCTAATGCTCGAGTATCTGTATTTATACCTGTTACTCCAATAGATGAGTCAAACCCATTAATTTCAAGTATATACCCTTACAAGTCTCCAAGTGATAAAAATGAAGATGGGTTTAGATATAATCTTTTACCATACGAAAATTCTTATTCCACTCACTCGGCAACGGGGACATTACCGACAAGGTCTGACGTGTTAATAGATACAACCGCGGTTGAAATTTTTGATACGTATTATAGATATACCGCTAAGACAAATGAAAGTGGTGATTACATGATAATGGGAGTTCCTTTAGGGGAACAAAATATTGTTATGGATGTTGATTTATCGGACATTGGTGAGTTTTCACTAACACCACAAGATTTAATAAGAATTGGTCTTGCGAGTGAAGCTCAAGTTGCGGGCAGTAGATTCAGGTCGTCAACAGATTTAAATTCATTACCTCAAATAATTAATCTAACTAAAAATGTTGACATATCTCCTTTATGGGGTGACCCAACAGTCTGTGAAATTGCAGTAAACAGATTAGACTTTGATTTAAGAGATGATGCGAACGTGGACATCCAACCAACCTCTGTGTTTATGGGTTCAATGTTTTCAACAGCGGATAGTTTTAGGTTAAGGGCTAATGCTAGACCAAGAGATAATATGGGAAACTTATGTTCTTTAACTACGTCTCCAGGTCAAATATTGGCAATTAGACAAACAATCCAACAAGACGAAGATGGAAATCCTATTTTAGAAGAATATGAATTAGAACAATCGGGTAATGTTATTGACGGTAGTGGAACGTGGTTAATCGAATTACCAATGAATTTGGATTATTTCATTACCAACGAATTTGGGGAAAAAGTACTTTCAAATGACCCAGCTGTCGGAATACCAACTAAATCAAAATATCGATTTAAGATTAAATGGTCTCAGCCAAACGATTTAACCTTACAAACAAGAAGGCCTTATTATTTGGTTCCAAACGTTAAAGAGTATGGATGGGGAACTTCTCCATCCTCCGACCCATCTCCATCAGTGTTATTTCCTTTAGTTAATACTAATGAAAAAAGACAGCAACAAAGTTCATATTATTTTGGGTTGGTATGGAGTGGATATACTAACGGATTTATAGGACAATCAAGAATTGACAGACTTAATGAGATTATTGATTGTGAAGACACGTTCTATGAATTTCAATATAACAGAGTTTACACTGTGTCTTCGTTAATTGACCAATTTAAAAAGGGTAGAGGGAATGGTAAATTTATTGGTATTAAAGAAATTGACAGCCAAGATTGTGAAGATAGTGTAAATAAGTTTCCTGTTAATGACGGGTTTAGGAATTTTGATTTCCTATTCTTTTTATTTTCAATAATTTTTACTGTAATACAACCAGTTGCGTTAATTACGTTAACTGTTGCTCACATATTAATTTTTCTATATAATTTAGTTATTCAAGTAATATGTTGGATTTGTGGTACTAGAATACCAATTATTAAAGTTTACCCGTTCAGATGGATTTGCAAAGCGTTAAATATTAATTGCAATAAGAAAGATTATACGATTAGACTACCAATGATAACCTATCCTGAATGTCAGGCTTGCGAGTGTTCTCAAAATTTAAAAACATCTAGAAATGCTGGTCAAAATGAAACAGGGTCAGGTATTTTAAGTTACGTGTCCTCGCCTGATTCATATTATGATTTATTGGCGTCAGTTAAATTTTCAGCAGACACTGAAAATGGGGATGACCTATCTATAATGAACTCCGAGGCAATTGCTGGTATGGGACTACAACAATATATTGGAGATACAACAAGGTATAAAATACCTCTTTCACAAGAATTAATTTCAAGAACAGTTCTTTCTACTGACTTACCAATCGGTGAAAGAATCAATATTTTTAATAATAGAAGTTCTTACTTTAACGGAGAAAATAAAATAAAATTAACATTTGCAAAAGATAATAATCTTGGAAAATATCATTATGATAATACAATAACAGTACTGTGTCAAGAACAATTTGAGGCTGGAGACCTTTTGACTTTTGTTAATTTAAGTGCCACCACAGACACAAATTACCTTTATAGTGCTTCAACTGCGGACGGTATTATAACGGGTATTAGTGGGGAAACGTATAACGGCAGTGGCGCAACATATGTAGACATTTCATATGCAACAACCCAAACAACAAATATTGTTACTCCTGTAAGATATGTACTTCCTTATGGTTCTGAAGAAACGAATTATAAATTCCCTTCAGATGTGGAATATTATCAGGTAGTGACTGCTATAACTGTATCAGACGCTGCGAAGATATGGAATAAAAACACTACACAGTCTTTTGGTGATATATTATACGCTAATAGTCAAACGTTACGTTATGTTTATGTGGATTCTAATTTTTTAAGAAGTAGTAAATGGGAAATAGAAACCACTGAAAATATTAGTCCGTATGAATATTTTACTGATGGTGGTAGTCAATATATTTTAGTACTCCAACGAGGAGTGGACCCATATTCTCCAAAATATGCTAATGAATATAGTCTCGGTAATTTATTTGGAACGAATGAAAACGACCCTAATTGGACATTTACTGCCAATACTAGAATAAACATACCAATTCAAAAAGTTAATCAGAGTAGTCCCACGATTCAAAACTACAATCAAGATGAGATGTATTTTCAGTCATATTTTTTCAAACCAGGGACAACAACTACACCAACAGCGGGACAATCCTTCACAGGATTTACAACTACCAATACCGCGTATTATGGATTACTTGACTCAACAACGGCAACAAGACCTAATAAAACCACAATAAGTTCTGGTAAGGTGATTACAATAACTTCAAATGGGTTTTACACTTCAAATGAATCCGCATCGAAATACGATTTATCTGAAGATGTTAGTGGGGCTGCATTCATAAGTAGTAATAATTTTAACATACTTAAATTAAGTAATCCATTTTTTAATGAGTTAGGTTATTCATACTACACTAAAACATTTTTTAGTACAAATCCAACTATGACAATTAGTAATGATGTTAAAAATATTTTAAGAACAGATAGACTTCCATCATCAGACGGATTAGATGGCTCTTCATTTATTAATAACCCATCGTTACTACAACAAAATAATAATTTCAGTGTTTACTTAATTAACACTGATTCCGAGGATATTACATCAGATGCGTTTTCAACAGGTGCTCAGACAATAACTCCTGACTTAGAAGGACTTCCTAATGAGATTACTGTAATAGAAAGTTTCAACTGTGAGAGTATGGTTGGATTAGACTGTTACACAGGATTTGGAGATAATTTCACGATTAATCAACAATGTACTACCAAAGACGCTGTTGAGGGAGGATGTTACATGTTTTTGAG